GGTCTTGCTGCGCCAAGTCCTCCCAGATACGGTCGGATTCTGCCATCGGGTCATCAACGTTAAGGATGTCTTCCATGACTGTCATCAGCGACAGCATCGGCCGGCGCGGGTCAAGAGCCATACGGGCGGCCGTCATGCGCACTGTGAGGTCATCGGGCAGCGCCGGCTTAATCACGGGTACCGGACGGTAGTGTCTTCCTTGGTCCAACTCTGTGAGCGGGTTGAACTCAATGTTGAAGAACGATTTCGAGGGAGTTCCTGCTTGAAGCTCAAAGGCACCGAGGATGGGAGCGGCCTTCTGCATCTGCGCCAGGAGCGTAGTACCCATACGGGTACCAAAGGACTGTACGCCCTTCTGATAAGGCTCCAGGGAGCCGAGAGCTGCATGTTCAATCTGCTGGAGGAGCACGCCGCTCGCCACGTTCGGAGCCACAGCCTGAAGGACATTCGAAAGTACACCCTTCTGTCGCTCCTCTTGAAGGAGCTCTAGGAGTCTGTAGGCGTCGGTGGACATAGGTTGTGGCCGAAGAGTGTCAACCGACTCCTGGGGGTTGAGCGCAATCGACGCACCAATCCCCCGCTCAAACTTAGGGAGCTCGCCTGTCGGTGTTTTGAAGACCAGGGTATCGTAGGTGTTCAGACTGAGGTGCTGGAAAACAGTAGCCACAATCTCGTTGTACTGGGGTACCGTCTCCTCTACAGAACTCAGAATAGAGCGACCGGTCTCTGCAATTCGAGAACCAGGACCGTGCCAGGCCATCGCCTCCATAGCCTGTACGTCGGCTCTCTCCTGAAGACGGTCCTCCAATACAGACGATATCGGGGCCTTGTGGGAAATGTGGGCGCCATTTACAGCAACACCCACTATAGGAAGTTCATCGTATGTGTAGCCGTGGAGGAAGGGGGGTACGAGCCAGCGGGCATCCTTACCAATCATATCGGTAACAGTTATACCCGAGGTGGCGGCTGTATGCACCGTGCCCAAAACCGCGGTCATTCCCTTACGCTCGCCCCTGTCATTACTCCAAAATTCGAGCTTCAGGGCGGGCGTACTCGGGTTGTAGTGATTGTCCTGCGCCATGTCGTCGTAGACCCCAGGATAACTTGAGACCAAATCCCCCAGGGTAGTATCCTTCTCAATGATGATGTGGTTCAACCCCCACGAATCTGTATGGGGGAAAACTTGGTAAGCATCGTAGATTTCTGCGACGAGAGGAGCACGACGGTACAGAAGAGCTTCTGTCGTAATATGGAACTTACCCCAAATCATACCACGGAGTAATCCCTGAAAGGTGGCTGCTCTCCAAAGCGTGTCGTGATTTATACGGTCAACGAAGAGCTCGTCCATTGTGTAGACCAACCCCTCCAACGTACGCTCAATACGCCCAGCCCGCCTTCGCATCTCCTGATTTTCATCCTCAGCCCCCACAAGAGGAATACGCCAGGTTGGAGGAATACGAGTAAGAATGGACAGAGCTGCATCCACCCCCGTGTGAGGCTCATTCGACACGAACCTACGGGCCACACCCAAGGGTTTTGCCTGCTGAATAGCATCCAGGAGGAAATACATGTTCTCCCAGAGTTGCTGACGGAGAGTGAGAGGCCTCCAGTGCTGCTTTAGCTCCCGATGCCTCGTTAGAATGGCGCTTTTCATGTCATCAAGCTGACTTACGCCTTGGACCAACGCCTGTCCTGGAATAGCCATATTAGAAGATAGACCTAGTTCTGGTCACGGGGAAACCCGGAGTAGTAGGTTGGGGTGTGATACCCCGACGTGGTGACTTCCGGCGCCTCCGTGTCTCTCTTTGTGCCGCTAGGAAAATGCCGCGAATACCTCCTTGGCCCTTCCCACTCTGAAATTGAGCTAAGGCCTGTTGGACAGTAGGCATTTGGGGCGAGGGCATCGTCCCTCCCGCAGGAACTTCGGGTCCAGGCGGCAGGGGAGCAAAAGGTCCAGGGGGTAAGAATGATGTCCGAGTACGCCTAAGCGGACCACGCTTACCCGGCGGCGTTACACCTCCCGAGGGAGGAGAAAGCCGATGCTGTGGTCTGGCTCTGCTCAGGGGAACTCTGCGTCTAACAGTGTGTGGCATTGTGTTATCTTCCTATGTGCCAGGGGTTAGAACGCTGCGCCCCACCCCTGCTGCGATTAAGAACAACTCCATGAGCACCAACCGTTACCACTTCTCCCTCTTCTATGGCACCTGAAGGAGTTCCCTGCCCTTCACGGCGGGAACCTGCGAGAGGGGCGATATACACGACGCCGGCCGCGCACATCACAAGGTCATCCTTCTGCCCCTTCCCCGCTTCCTTGAGGCCATGACGCTTCTGTGCTACCTTCTGCCAGGTGAACGCACCCATCTGCTGCACCATCCAGGCGTCTGATGTGTGGAACAACCCCCCAAAGACCTTTTCCCTGAGTGTCGTTAGAATGTGTTGACGGATTTGTGTGGGGTGGCCCCAGGGGTCTTCAATGGCCTTACCAATACTCATGGCCTTACCCGGCTCCATGAAGTACCACAGGTTCTTATACCCGAGCTCCTGAATTTTCGCAATGCAAACGGAGCCGAAAGCGTCTCGCTCACCGCCCAGTAGAGCGTTGTTGTACCACTTGGCAATGGCCACAGCCATCGGCGCAATCTCCTGGGGCGCCACTTTAACCGCGAGTCGAGCTGCAACAGCCAGATTGGCACAATCGAGGACAACGACAGCCGAATAGTCTGCGCTGTCATCGAGGCCCCCGCCGGCACAGTCAACCCACAGGGCGTAAGGAGTACCTGCTTGTGGCCGCTGCCACACATGGAGGCCCCCACCGGAAAATCCCGTAGTAAGCTCGGGAACAGTCTCCACGATTTCCTTGGGTTCCTTAGTCGAGGCGCGGTACTGTTCGAGGTGGTTGATGCCGTCTGGAGTCCCAAAGTAGTTTCCACCCTTTGTCAGGAAACATCCTTCCAGGGACTCAACATACTCCTGGAGGAACGGGGCGTCTGTCTTGTCCTGGTCCTTCTTTGTCACACGGCGCCAGAGTACCTGGCCCACGTCCAGATTGAGCAGGCCCATCACCCGCTTCTCTTCGTCAGTAGGACGAAAGCCTGCTAGAAGCTGCTGCCATTTTGCCTCAGAGTATCTCATATCGCAATCCGGAGTAGTGCCCGCGCGATAGCGGGGCTCCATACTCCACGGATAGAAGTGACCCGTCCAAGGTGAGTCTGTGTCGAACTTGTTGGAACTCAGCATCCGCTCGTAAAACGTACCCTCTGCCCCATTGGGTGTGGATTCAATGTCAATCCACCCATTCGGTGCCCCCGGGACAGACGGGAGGATTCCTCCAAGCAAAGCACGAGCTCTAGCATCAGGCCAGTGAGCTACCTCACTCAAGTGGGCTATGGAAGCTGTGTACGCGCGACCTGCTGTAGCCTCCTGCCCAGACCCAAAGAGGAAGACACTCCCCGTCTCCGTCAGCTCCATGCGGTCAGCATTAGCCTTGTAGGTAAAGGGAAACCCAGCACGGTTCAAGTCTTTCAGGTGATGCTCCAAACGCTCACGAAAGCGTGCTGTAGTCTGGTCGTCCTGAGTCATAATTAGACACGTCAAACTGGGGGTAACCACCATCCGACGCAGGTTCTTGGCCAGGATATAGGAGGATGCCCGAGTCTGCCGGCCCTTGACTGTGATGTCCCTACCCGTCTTGGTGAGTGCCATCTGTACCTGCTGAGGATACAGAATGAAGTCAACCACCGGACCCTGTGGGGAGGGAATCGTTAGGAATTGCTCAATCCAATCAATCTCATCCTGTGGGTCTTCCCCATGAAAGAGACGATAGACATTAGGGTCGTCCAGGATACTCTTTTTTGAAAGCTGCTTAACGGGCACGTTTTACCCCGTTCTCAAAAGAGCTATGATAGCAATGACCAGCGCCCCCACGCCAAAGAGGGAACTGACCACAGTTGCTAGTGTATTGATGATTACCCAACGAGGTGTCCACCCATCACGATGCTCACTAGTCATCGGCCTCCCTACTTC